CAAATAGAGAATATAAAGAAAAGGAGACCTGAGAAATACAAGCATCAAATGTTAGGTGGGTGGTTAAGTGCAGCAGAAGGTGTTATATTTACTAATTGGAATATAGGTAAATTCAAAGAAGTAGGTAAAACAGTATATGGGCAAGACTATGGATTTGCAGCAGACCCTAGCACATTAGTTGCAACCAGTATAGACATATCTAACAAAAAGATATATTTAAAAGAATGTTTTTATAAACCTAGACTAACAACATCAGAGCTTGTTACACTAAATAAACAGTTTGCAGGAGAATCACTAATAGTAGGCGATTCAGCAGAACCTAGACTAATTTCAGAAATAAGATCACATTGTAATATAGTGCCAAGTATAAAAGGACAGGGTTCTGTTACTTTTGGTATTAGTTTATTGCAGGACTACGATTTAATAATAGATGAGGACAGTATTAACCTCATCAAAGAGCTAAACAATTACGCTTGGTTAGAACGAAAATCTAACACACCTATTGACAAATTTAATCACTTATTAGATGCAATTAGGTATGCTGTAACATATCAATTACAGAATAAGAACAGAGGTAATTACTACATTTCCTAAAAAAGATATTAAATATTTTGTGGATAACTAAATAAGTTATATATTAGCAAAGAATTAATAAGGCAATATTGCCACATAACTTAAAATTAAAAGTTTTCAATAAGTATATAACAAATAATAAAATTGACAAGCGAAAAATAGTAACAGGTCAAGATGCAGAAATAGTTTTAGACATATTTCAAATTAGAGATTTCCTCACAGAAGTAGCAGAGGGAAATTATCAAATTCATAATGATAAAGGAGAATATAATCACTATGCAAATGGTTATTGTATGTCTATTGTAGAAAAGTTTGATTATTTAAATGGTTTAGATATTCCTCACTCAGAAAAAAATCAAATTGCAGATTATTGTAAAAAGTTATGGTGGGATAGTGTAACAGCAGAATATAATAAGTTTAATGAGAGTGTATAAAATAGAATATTGGTTTCTATCTTTTACAGGAGATGAGGATAATGGGTATGACTACGATATAGTAGAGGTAGAAGCCATAAGTCCAAAACAAGCATTATTAAAGGCAAAACAAATAGCTTGTAGAGGTGCAAAACATTTTACAATATTATGAGAAATTTAATTGAACAAGCATTTGACAAACTTGTAACTACTAAATCAATAGATCAAAGATTTATAGAATACTCAAAAAAATACCCTAATACATTAGTAAGTTACAAAGGTAAAACATATAAAAATGGTAAAATTAAAATATGATAAAAGCAACAATACATTTTACAACTAATACTGGTAGAGTAACAACAGTAACAAAAGAATTTAATGGGCAAAGGCATATAGACAATTTTGTAACTTATGCCACAACCTATTGGAATAACATAACAGGACTAGACAAAATAGAATATGAAAAAAGTTAAATTTATACTAAAGATAGTAGGAGAGTTTTTATTTGTAGCATCAATATTTTTTATGTATTGGTTAGCTATGGTTATCTATTATGGATAAAATTTATTAAATTTAGATATGGATAAAATACAGAACTTACACGATCTAAAATATTATACTAATATGAACCTTATAACTGAGTTAGCTCTAAAGTGGAGTAAGGCAAGACCTAACAACAAGGAAATACAGGCATTATCTAAGGCAATAACAGATATTGCATTTTATGTTATTAGGGTGCAAGAAGATTTAGCACAGCATAAGGTAGCTATTAGTGATTACAGACAAGACAAAAATAAAGCAATATTAGAGTATCGTGATATAAAAGAAAAATTTGACAACTTAAACAAACTACAAGCAACCACTTAGAATTTTTCATAAGAAAGTTTAGTTAGTTAATTTGAGTAGTTTGGTAGTGGGCAGACATATACATTTTCCAAGTGGTTTGGTGTATGTCTAGCTCACTTTTTTATTTATTAAAAATCGTAAATTAAATTCGTTATATAGTTATGAAAAAGAAGTTAAGTGTTCCTAATGATTTAAGCGAAATAACATTAGGTCAATATCAAAAGTTTCACAGAATACAAGAGCAAAATGATGATCCCTATTTTATACAATGTAAAATGATAGAGATTTTTTGCAATTTAGATGCACTAGCTGTAAGGAAAATGAAAATGTCTGATGCAGAAAGAGTAGCTAAAATAATAAATGATATGTTTGAAAAAAAACCACCTCTAATGCACAGCTTTTATTTAAACAGCAAAGAGTTTGGTTTTATTCCTGATCTTAATAATATAAGTTTTGGAGAATATATTGACCTAGACACACATATATCAAACTGGGAAAATATGCACTTAGCTATGAATGTATTATACAGACCCATAAAACAAAAGATAAAAGACAAATATCTAATAGAAGAATATGATTTAGATAGAAAAGATGCTTTGTTAGAAATGCCAATGTCTGCTGTAATGGGTTCAATTTTTTTTTTGTTTCGTTTAGGGAGAGACTTGTCGAAGATTATGGCGAGTTATTTGGAAAAGGAGAGCAAGGGGGACTTGACAGCGTTTCTATCTTTTCAAGAAAATATGGATGGTTTCAATCAATATATGCACTCGCTAAAGGGCGTGTTGAAAGATTTGAAAATATCACTAAGTTAGAATTGCATAAATGTCTATACACCCTAGCTTTTATGAAAGACAAACAAGAAATGGAAAATAATAAAATAAAAAAGAATTTTAATAAATGAGCAATCAGGGTATAAGAGGTTTTTATCAAATAAGTGAGACAATAAAAAACCAGTTGTTAGATGACATAAACATCAATACAGTAACTACTGGAGACATTACAAATATCAATCTTAGAAAACAAGATATATTTCCACTTGGTCATATTATTATAAATAGTGTTACAATAGAAGAACAGGTATTAAGATTTAACATTACGATACTAACAATGGATATTGTAAATATGCAAAAACAAGAAACAGTTGATATATTTAAAGGTAACACTAATGAACAAAATATACTTAACACACAGTTAGGTGTAATGAACAAAGTAGTGCAGGTTCTAAAAAGAGGTACACTACACGAAAATCAATACCAGTTAGATGGTAACCCTGTGTGCGAACCTTTTTATGATAGGTTTGAAAATGAGTTAGCAGGATGGTCAGCTAATATGGACATAATAATTCATAACGATATAACTATATGCTAAAATGGAAGTTTCTGAAAATTCAAAATTAACACTTGATCTTAAAACTATTGGAGTAATAATATTTTTTACAATATCACTAGCAACGACATATTTTACTTTGTCATCATCAGTTGCACAAAACTCACAAGATGTTGCAGACTTAAAAGACAACTCTGTAAACCCTATTGAGTTTCAATACAAAGATGAATTAGTGAGATCAACAGTACAAAGGTTAGAGGAAAAACAAGATGTACTTTCTGAGGACATAAGCGAGATTAAAGAAAACTTACAAAAAATAGATGAGAGATTATATCAGATTAGTAAAAACAGATGAGAATTTTAATATTTATACTGCTATTTTGTAACACAGTTTTTGGTCAAAAATTTAAAAACGATATAAGTGTAGTACAATTTACAGCAGGTTTTGTAAAAGAATCAGAAGTAAAACTAACACCTTTTGAGGTGTACAATGTGTACTATTTTAAAATAGAAGATAGAGCAGTTTTATTTAAAGAAGAAAATATAAAATATTTACCTACTGTTATATTGTATCATAATGGCAAAGAAATAATTAGAGTAGAAAGTGGCATAGACCTAAAATTACCTGACAACTGTATTGAATTAATAAGCAAAAACATAGAAAAACTAATAGAAAACAAATTTTAATATGAAAAAATTACTAACAATATTATTTTTATTAATATCATTTAACATACAAGGACAGTTTTTTAAAGATGTGTTTAAGTATTCAACTTTGTACACATCTTACACAGAAAGCAGTCCACTATTTACACCTGATAGATATTTTGTAACACAAGAGGGAGATGTTGTAGATATAACACCTGAAAAATCTAATGACTATTTATTAAGTTTTGGATGGCGTAGAATTGCAAGATTTGATTACGAAAATAAAGCTAAAAAGTTTTATGATGGCACAGAGCAAAACTCCAGTTTACAGTCAAACTCAGGATCAATAAAAGGACTAGAATATTTATTTCAATATACAAAAGGTAAACAAAGAGGTAGAGACTTTACAAGTCAAAGATACTTTGTAAGATACCTAGCAAAATACTGGAGTGTAAAATATGAAATGCAGCAAAATGGTCTGATAAATTTAGATTATAAAGCAGCAGATGTAAGGTTTAGATTACCTATAAAAAAATTTAATTTAAGTCTAGGGTCAGTTGTAAGAACACACAAACCTTATGGATATTCTCCTATTGCAGAATACTTAGCACCTGATGATGTAAACTGGTGGGACTTGGCTTATGAGTATGGCTTCCAAGATGTAGGTTATTGGATAGATTATAATTTTGATGGAGAACCTGATGCAATAGACTGGTACTGGCTAGATGAAAACGGAGAAAGAGTAGCAGACACAGATTTAGATTTTAGAAAAAATGATTATGAAGATATTGTAAATCATTACAACAAAACACAACTAGATGCAATAGGAACTTTAGGTACATTGTCAGGAGTTGTAGGACTAGATTTTTACCATTATGGAAATGGTGGTAAATGGTGGTTACATAGTTGGGGTAATGTTTACCCTATACACAAACATATAAGAGGTAATGAAGATTTTAGTTATGAAAGATTTTTAGGTAAAAATGACTGGATAGATTACAATTACGGAGTTATGTTTGGATGGAATATTACAAAGAAATTTGGAATATTCACAGAATATGAAAAAACTAAATTTTGGGATAAAGATTTATTATATCTTAAAGCAGGTTTAAACTGGCAATTATAATGTTTAAAGAAAGTAAAAAAGAATTAGAGAATTTTGCTAGATATGTAATACAGCAATCTAGGAGTAATCTGACAAGAGACAGGGGAAATAGAAAATACCCTAATAGAAACAATACAAAAAATCTATACAACTCGTTAGATTTTAACATAGAGGAAGAAAAGGGTGCTTTGCTTGTAGAATTTTTAATGGCAGATTATGGAGAGTTTGTAGATGAGGGTGTTAGAGGTGCAAACCCAAACAAATTACCTGAGGGTGCAAGATGGAAAGGAATACAAAAAGCACCTACAAGTATATATAGGTTTGGCACAGGATCAGGCAAAAAAGGTGGTTTGACTAGGGCAATAGAAAAGTGGGTAAAACAAAAAAATATTAAAGGTAGAGATACTAAAACAGGTAGATTTATAACACAAAAATCAATGCAATATTTGATTAGAAGAAGTATATTTTTATCAGGTATAAGAGCTACACAGTTTTTTTCTAAACCATTTAATAAAGGTCAAATGAAATTCTTTGATGCTTTTGAAAAAGCGTTTGCATTAGATGTAGAAAAAGGTATAATATTAGCAACAGAAAAATGAGTATAATAAAATTAAGAAGTCCTAGATATGAAGTGAAACTGACACCTACTGGTGCTGTATCTGCTAAGTTAGAATTAACAATAGGTGGCACACTACGATACACAATTATTAAATCGTGTACAGCAGGGTCAAATGTTGAATTTGAAATATCAGAATTGTGTCGAGATTATTTAGATATTGCAGTTGATAGTGATATAAGTCATCCTGCAAACACTATTGCTATTTCAAGATCGATAAAATTTTACACACAAGCTAATGCAGACGGAACACAAGTTGGTAGCACAGATACAGTTACACATACAGGAATAGATGGTTATGGTATATTTACAGATGGCGTAAACCCTACAATACCATCTTCACAAGTGTTTTTAGTTTCTCCTAATTATGTTGGCACAGACAGTTATAAGGTATATGCACCTGATGGAAATGAGGGTTCTTTTCCACATTTAACAGCAGGTGGTGCAGTTCAATATTATGAATTTGATGCAGCAGAAACAAGTGTAACATTAAGAAGTCAGACAATACAAATTGAAAGATTAGACTGTAATAAATATACACCAACTAAAATTTTATTTTTAAATAAATTTGGTGCTATTCAAGAGCTTTATTTTCAGACAAAATTAGTCGATACACTTAACACAAGACAAGAAGAATATCAACGAAATTTAGTAACATTTGCAACAAATAATACTGCAACATTAGACACAAAAAAACACAACATAAAAATATATAATAAACAAGGAAAAGGTAAACTTAGATTAAGCTCAGGATATTACCCTGAATTTACAAATGAATGGTTTGAAGAATTAATGCTATCAGAGTATGTATGGGTACAGAGAAGAAACTATGCAAGAGTAATGAAAACTGTACCTCTAAAACTAATAAGTAGTGCATTTACTAGAAAGACACAACTTAATGACAGGTTAGTAGAATACACGATGGAATTTGAAGAAGCATTTGATTATATAAACAATGTTAGATAATGCAAAAATTACAACTCTACATTAACCAAAATATAGATCAAGACTTGACACCTATTTATGTCAGGGTAGATTTGTTTAATGATGAAAGTGTATCTATAACACAAAGCATACAAAATGTTAAAGATATTGCAAAAATATTTACAGAATTTACACAGACATTTAGTTTACCTGCATCACAAACAAATAACAAAATATTTAGACACTATCACAGGTTTGAAATATCAGGCACATTTGATGGTAGAAAAAAACGAAAAGCAAAAATAGAATTAAATAATATTCCATTTAAAGATGGCTTTGTAAAACTAGAGGGTGTAGATTTAAAAAACGATAAAGCACATACATATAGAATTACTTTTTTTGGTAACACAGTAAACTTAAAAGATGTCTTAGGGGATGATGAATTAGGGAATTTAAGTGGTCTAAGTGCATTAGACACAGTATATACTTATGCACAAGTAAAGGCAAAAATAGAAGCAACGCTTACAAATAATAATTTATGTGTACCACTTATAACACACACACAACAATTAATTTATGACAGTTCAGTTAGTAATGCACAAATAGGTAATTTATTTTATAGTTCTAACCCATCATTTAATGCAAATGGTTTGTTTTATAAACAACTAAAATATGCAATACGATTACAATTTATTATTGACCAAATAGAAGCACAATATAGTGAGATAGAATTTAGTAATGATTTTTTTAATAATACATCAGTTACAGAATTTGATAATTTATGGATGTGGCTACATAGAAAAAAAGGAGATGTAGAACCTGAGGAACAACTTAGTCTAGTTTTTGTTACAGCAAGTCCAATGGGTATAACGAGTGGGTCAAGTGGGTATTTTAATGCTTCAAATAATACATTAGTTTTTTTACCTATGCCATCTACTCACACACTAGATTCAAACACATTAACTATTAACCCAACAACTAATGCGACTTATAGTGTTAGAGTAATAAGAAATGGTAGTGAATATGTTACACTTAGTAATGTTACAGGACTGCAAACTTTGTTTAATAATATAACTGTACCAACAGGTGCATACTCAATAGAAATTGCATCAGTAGCAGGTGTTACATTTAATCAATTTAATATATCTTGGGAATTTACTGTTTCTGTAACAGATGATGATGATGAACAGGCAGGTGGTAGTTCAGGTTTTACAATAGCATTTAAAAATTCACAAGCATTTACAACAAGCACAACTATACCATTTAACATATCAGCACAAATACCAAAAATGAAAATTATAGATTTTCTAACAAACATTTTTAAGATGTTTAATTTGACTGCATTTGTAGATGAAACAGGAAAAATAGTTGTACAAAAATTAGATGACTTTTATGCAGCATCAAACATTACACATAATATAGATGACTATGTAGATTCTACAAAAAGCACAGTTAATGTTGCTTTACCATTCAAAGAAATTGATTTTTCATATACAGGTTTAGGAACTTTTTTAGCAAAACAATATGAACAGCTAAACAACAGAAAATGGGGATCACTAGACTATTCAGATTTACAAAGTTTCGATGCACCACAAAATCAATATAAAGTAAATGTAGGTTTTGAACATTTACAATACCAAAGATTAATTAATTTAACAGGTAGTGCAGACACAGATATACAATGGGGGTGGTCAGTTGATGACAATAAACAATCACAAATAGGTTTGCCAGTAATATTTTATGCTATCGAAATAAACAATGGAGATAATATTTCTTTAAGAAATGATAGTGGAACAATACAACCAGTAAATGACTATATAATACCATCTAATAGTCTAAGCACAAACCCATTAACAAGTAAAATAAATATAAATTTTAATGCAGAAACAAATGAGTACAATGCAGAAAACTCTAATTCTGATGAATTTACAGACACATTATTTGAAAGAAATTACAAAACATATATACAAAGTGTATTTAACAATAATAAAAGATTAACAAAAGTAGAAGCATATTTACCATTAAAAATATTTTATAATTTAAAATTGAACGATAAAATTTCGTTAAATAATAACATATACACTATTAATAGTATAACAACTAACCTAACAACAGGTAAAAGTAGTTTAGAATTATTGAATGAAGTATGATTAAGAATATAATAGACTTATTGCAAATAACAAATGGAGAGACTGAAAACATCAGGATAGCTCAGGGTAAATATAAACTTGCAGAAAGTTTTTCTGAGATGTTAAAACAATTAAAACAAAACAAAGATGCCACAAAAAGTAATAGTTGATTTTGAATTAAAATACAAAGAAGCTGAAAAAAACTTAGATGAGTTTCAGAAAGAGTATGCAAAATTGCAAAAAGAAGTTGTAAAAGCAAATAAAAAGACAGAAGATTCTGTAAAAGATATAGGAACACAAGCAGAAAAATCAACTGGTGGTTTAAAAAAAGTAGGATCAGCAATAGGTGGTCTTGCAAAATTTACAGGTATTTTATTCATTTTACAAAAAGCGTTTGAATTTATTGCAGAAGCAGTAAGAAATAATCAAACTGTAATGGATAGTTTAAGCGTAGGTTTAGAAACTGCACAAATAATATTCAATCAAGTTGCAGATGCTATATTTAAAAACACAGAAAACTTTGATGCACTTGGTAGAATTATGAGTAATGTACTTACTATTGCATTAACACCATTTAAACTGGCATTTAATGGTATAAAAGCAGCAGTTTTAGGTGCTCAATTAGCTTGGGAAAGTTCATTTTTTGGTGGTGGAGATGAAGAAAAAATAGCAAGTTTAAAATTACAATTAGAAGAAGTAAAAAATGATGTTATTAGTATTGGTACAGATGCTCTTGAAGCAGGAAAAGGAATTGTTAATGATTTTGGAGAAGCTGTATCAGAAGTTGGCAATATAGCAAAAATTACAACAGAAGCACTAAGTGAAGAAAATATTAAAGCTGCAGCAGAAACAGCAAAAACTAACAAACAACTAAGAAAAAGTGCAGAGTTAGCTAGAGTAGCAAATCAAGGTCTTATTGAAGAATATGATATACAGGCAGAACAACAAAGACAAATAAGAGACAACGATTTAAAAAGTATAGATGACAGAATTAAAGCAAACAATGACCTAAAAGCTACACTAGATTTGCAGAAAGAAGCTATGTTAGAAAATGCACAAGCAATTTTAGATGCAGCAGAAGCACAATTTAAACTAACAGGACTAGATGAAGATAATATTGCATTACAAGAAGCTAAAAACGAATTGAAAGCAGTAGAAGCACAGATAACTGGTTTTATGTCAGAACAGGAATCAAACAGAGTTGCTTTATTAAAAGAAAAAATGGAGTTAGAAGCTAGTGATACAGAAGCAACAGCAGCTAGACAAGCAGAGCAGAGAGCATTTAATGCAGAAATGATGGAGAATGATATGGCAAGACTGCAACAATTACGAGATGATCTTGAAGAAGAAAAAAGAATTGAGACAGAAAGACTAACTGCTAAAAGAGATTCTTACGAAAAAGGCACACAAGCATTTATAGATGCGAACAATGAGCTATTAGATTTTCAACAGGCGAATGGAAATGAACAAGTTAAGATAGATAAAGAAATAAATCTTAAAAAACAGGAATTAGTAACTAATGCTTTAGGTAATTTAGCATCAATAGTTGGGAAAAACAGTAAATTTGGAAAAGCAATAGCAGTAGTACAGGCAATAAGAGACACATTTTCAGGTGCTAACAAAGCGTTATCAGCTAGTCCACCACCTTTTAACTTTATTGCAGCAGCAGCAGTAGTTGCAGCAGGTATTGCTAATGTTAAATCAATAACTAGCACTAAAGAACCACCTGCACCAAGTTTTGCTAAAGGTGGAACTGGGGGTGCTGC